TTGCTCCCCGACTACGAAACCACCTGCTGCACGATTTTTATATCCTGAGAATGCGGGAGTAGGTCGGAAGTTTTCTGGCCCGCCCATGCCTGAGTCTCCTCTAAGATAAGAAAGTTCTCCGCCTGCTGACTGAGATTTAGCGGTATCTATGCTAGACTTTCTTTGCCCTACAGCTATGGAGGTAACGCCTCCTGCTCCTGCTCCTGTACCGCCACCCTGATAAGTCATGCCTGAAATTATACCTAACTGAGCAGCACCCATTGCGCCCACCATTGCGGCCATTATAGCGCCTGTAACAGGGTCACTATGTGAGAATGCCTGCATTATACCGGAAGCCGTAGATATTACAGTTTGAGCCATTTTCATCTTCTTATCTTGCTCAAATGCTTTTCTCTTCAGAGCTTCTTTCTTCTTCTCCATAGCCGCTAGTTTTGCTATACTTCCTGCGGACTTGCCGTCTCTCTTCTTCTCTGCATCAATCTGGGCATCTATAGCTGCTACAGCTGCTTTAGACTGCGCAGCCTGCATAGAACCAAGAGCTTGTAAAGCACCTGCTGCCATCCCTAAGCCATCTTGCAGAGATATAGGCCCTTCTTTCATCTGCTCAAAAGCACTCATAAAAGTTTCTGCAAGAACTGCAGCACCACTAAGGGCTGCTGACATTGCTTCACCTTCCGGCCCGAGTTTTGCAAGTTCAGCGCTCATAGGGCTTAAGGCATCTGCTACAGCTCCAATACGGTCACTCATTGCCGGCCCTGGCGGTGGTGGCCCCATTTGTCCCTCGGGCATTGTAGGAGTAGTAGTATTCTCAATAAAGTCACTACTTTCCATGGTGGCCTTCATTTTAGCGACTGCAGATTGTCCAGATCCTTGAGTCTGTTCGATCAGCTTAATGTTTGCCGCCTGTAGGTCTACCCCAAGAAGTTGCTGTTTTAGCTTTAGTTCTTCTGCTAGTTTCCCATTTTTTGCGCCTTTTAACTGGTATGCTATTTCCTCTAAAGCTAGCAGCTTAGCTGCTACGTCTAATTCAAGGTTTCGAACTTTCCCTATTTCTCCGCTTAAAAAAACAGCTTCTTTGACAGATACGCTATGGGCCTCTTGAGCTTTTCTTAGTGCTACTAGGCTTGCATGATAGGTGTCTGTGTCTCCTATTGAATCCCCCAATGCGTTTGCATAATCAGCCTGAGCTGAATTTGCGGCGGCTAGACTAGCGTCATCCCCTAAAAGTCTGTAGCTTCTTGCGGCCGAATCTGCCGACTTCTTAAGAGTATTTAATAGGAATTCCGCATCTAATAAATTACCGTCCCCAATTGCTGAAGTTACTCCTTCTATTCCATCTTTAAAGGCTTTGAACTCAGTAGTAGCATTACGAGAATGTATTTCTAAAAACTCCATAGTTTTTAGGCCTTCTTTCATATCTGGGTTATTAAGAGCAGCTGCCAATGCAGGAGAAAGTTGTTTTAAATCTTTCATCTCTCGGTGCAAAGCGCGCATGGCTTCTTTCTGCTGATCCACAGTCATAGTGGAGAACTCTATCTCATTTCCCATTGCGTCTAAGGATTTAGTAGTTTCTTTGATAGCTTTGATACGGTCAGAAAGAGATAGGCTTCCTATAGAGGTCGCTACGATTACGCCTCTCTCTGCTGCTGTCACTTCTTTAAGACTAGAGCTTAAACCTTTGATAGTAGCTCTAACATCCTCTCCCATCTTTCCGAACATTTTTAAAGTTGCTTCTAAATTCTCTACCTGTGTATTTGCTTTATCAGCACTTGTTTCTATAGCTAAGGCCCAAGTACCTAGACTACTTGTTTGAAAGACTTCTTTAGTGTTAATTCCGGCCTCTGCTAGTTCTTGTATGGCGCCTGCTGCAGAGCCTGTTCTTTCTTCGAGTTCAGAAATTTGTGACATACCTGCGAAGCTTCCAGCTGCAGAGCCTGCGACAGCATTATAACCTTTTATAATAAAGTTTACTAAACCTCTCCAAGCATTAATCATAAAATCAATATATTTACCTATAAAAACCAGAGGTGTTTTTAGTGTTTTTAACATAAAGTTAGCCGCAGTATCGAATGCGCCTAAAAAATTAGAAACAATAGTGAAAGGGGCTTCCGCCACTTTTTTCATGGCCTCAAAGACCATTACAAGTATGCCAATAAACCCGGCAAACCTCATCATCTTGCCAATCGCCTTTCCTGCAACAGTAGCAGCCTTTCCTAATGCACTAAAAGTTGTGGTACCTACTTTCTTAATCTGTGCAAATCCTGTTTTTGCAGTAAGCTTGCCCTTTTTAAAACTTTGTTTCATTCGGTCAAAAAAGCGTACTTTTGATTTATCCATATCCATAAAAGACTTTTTCATATCTTGAACAATAGCGATATCCATATCTTTGAAAGTACCTTTTACAATTTTTCCGTGCAGCTTATATTGCAGTTCTGCATCTTTTAACATCTTTTTAACTCGGCCCTTCTGCATAGGAGAGAGATCCTCTCCCTTTGCTAACTTACCTACTAATTTACTTTTTCCTGCCCCGGCATTTATTGCTCGGGTAGCAGTTTTCTGACTTGCACTTACCGCCAAGGCATCAAGAGCTTTTTGACTTTTTTCTACTTCTATAGCATAGGCCCTCTGCTCTCCTATGGCCTCCTCTGTTGCCCTCTGGGACTTTGCCATTGCGTTATCAATAGCATCGCCTAACATATTAGAAGGAACCATGCTTTTAAGAATACTTAAACCTAAAGCACCAAAAACTGCAATAGCAGCCATACCACTTTTATTAATAATACTTACGAGACCTGTTATCATAGGCATAACAAAATCTGTGCCCGCCCGTGTCAAATCTTCAAAGGTTTTTTGTAGCACTACGAAAGGGTTAGTCTCTGCAGGGCCTGTTCCGAATAATTCATCTAACTGTCTTTGAGTCTCTAATAGTACTGCCTGACTACGTTGAGTAGCTGTAAGTGCATCTGCCTGTACCCCTAAAGACTTGGCGTAGCTCTCAGTAGCAGTTTTTAAACGCAGAGTAATACCTAATTCATCTAATAGTTCCGGCTCCGCCTTAGAAGCACCCCGAATAAGGCGATCAAAAGCGTCTTCAAAACCTCTACCAAGGGCCGCTGCAGCTCTTTGTGCTCCCGCAGCTAATTTCTCGAGTTGAGCAGGTGAGAAGCCTTTGGCTACACCAATAGCAGCTGCTTCAGCCGCTTCTCGAAAACCAAGCATCCCTCCACTAGCCTGCCGGAGGCCTTCTGTTATAGACTGTAGTCCCAATCCTGTGGATGTAGCATAACGTATCTGGCTTTTCTCAAGTATTTGAACATCTGCCGCGCGTTTAAAGAAGTTGAAGGCTGCGGATAATGCGAACACATTTGCAGCTAAAGTAGCATACGCCGGGACTAATCCCCCTTGCATACCTGTTGTCATTTTTGAAAAGGCTTTGGTGCTATTAGAGGTAGCACCGGCTACCCCTTTTTGCTTTTTACTGTATTTCTCTGAAGAGTTAGTGGCTTTATCTGTAGATTTAGCGGCCTGTTCGGCTTCTTTACTGATAGCCTTCAAACTGCCATCTTGCATGACTTTAAATGTAACTGTTATTGTGTCTGCCACTATTTTTGTCTCTTTAGCTTCTCCCTCTCTCGCTTAAGTTGCTCTTGAGATTGATTGATAGCCCTTGATTCTAGATAAGTTAGAATCTCTAAGAATAATCCGGTGTCTTCTATACCATGCATATCTATATAATAAGGTAGTGTTGTAAAATCTTTTCCCATATACCCTATATCAGGGTATACACGATCTCCCAAGCTTTGAAAAGTGATTAAAGCTTGTACTGCTATATCTGGAAAATCCTCTAAATCAGGAGGGATTTCGTCATCTAAAGGTTCTTGCCCCATCTGCTCGCACATCTTTAGATAACGATCTCTTGTCATCTTACTGTCACTATTCTTGAAGTAGTTTTCCAGCCTGTTGAACAGTTTTTCCTTCTGGCTTTGAGCGAAAGTTATCTAAATCGAAGACTACCTCGTTAAGCCATGTATCAAATTCAGTTGATGAGCTTACTAAAGTCTCTGCATTATCTGCGCTGTATTCTAGCTCTTTAGTAGGGTCTTGGCCAGAAATGTCAACTAGAAGTAAGGTCTCTAGATGCGCGAGTGTCAAACCTTTCCAGTTCTTTACAACGCCATGAGTAAATTCAACTATAAACTTCTCTTCATCTAAATCTTCTACTGCTTGTCGTGTCTTACGATCAAATTTAGTAGTAGTGCATCTTTTACGTAACCCGTTTAACTCTTTACGAGAGAGGTTGGCTACTTCTACTTCAAAACCTTTAAGTCCTGGGAAGTCAACCCAAACTGCTTTGGTGTCGACCATTAATTTCTTTAAATCCATTGTTGTTCCTATATAAGTTAGTTATTAAAAAGTAATTTTACTACTGAGATCAGTAGGATTGTCATTCATCTTCCAGTCATAGCTTTGTGTAAATACATCTTCAACTGTAGCTCTGTTTGTAAAACTGCAGTTTACTAGGTCAAACTGAACTCCTTGAGTAAGGCTAGTTCCAGCTTTTATCACAATAGGTATGCCTGTCTTCCAAGTCTGTACATTAGTTTTTGAAACGCTAGTAATGTACTGACCGATCGAGCCTGAGAGAATCCTTTTTTCCAAAGTGAAACTAGATGGGTACATTGAAGTGGCCGATGTGGTCACATTCAGTGCATCGTTGACGGTCTCGTACGCAGTCCACTTAATATCATTCTGCAGCTCTACTGAGACTCTATATAATGCTTCCGACTGCAAAACATTATCTATAGACACCGATAGGTAATCGATAGTCTGGCGGGTTCTTGGTACACTTACGAAAACTGCTACGCCAGGTATACTGCCGGCAAATATCGAAAGTTTTGATGCTTCGCCAGATAATGTCAACTTAAGATTCTCTAATTTCTCAATTATGAATGTCCCATTAGTTATAACACATTTCTCTAGCTTGTATGTATCTGTGGCAGACTCTATGTATAAATCAAAAGTATTAAGAGTATACTCGCCTGTCTTGTAATCTATTAGTAGACCATAAACAGGGTCTAGGTCCGTCTCTTTTAATATAGGTAGCGTAAACTCAAAATTTGCAGGGTTCGCTTTTGTTATATTCGAAGCCTCATGTACTTTATGCTGAGCGTGTAAAGTCTTCTGGGGATACGTTTTATCCGTAAAAGTTTGGCTGAAGCTTATATCGGGTCCTACAGTTAACTCGTACTTATCAGTACCAATAACTACGTAAACCTTTACTTCTTTTTTAAAATTGTAAGTAGCCATTTTTCTCCGTATAGCAGAAGGGGCCCAGAAAGAGCCCCTTTGCTTTTTTCTATTAACATAGTATAGTCGAATAGACCATAAATGTCAAGAACTTTTTTTCAATTGGTTATGCACCAATGTACTTGATAGTTACCTCATCTGTCGCATCAATACTCGAAGGTAGAGACATAAAGTTAGTTTCTACAGAGATTACATCTTCAATAGAGTGGGTAGGGATTTCCAAGTGACAAGTAGGCATAGTTACTGCCAATTTAGGTACACCTGATCCAGTACCACCAATATTAAAGGTGAGAGCAAAAGAGTTAGTAACAACATTAGTAATAGCTTTTAGGTCTTCCCATAGATCAGAAGAGTGGTTCTGGGTTCCGCCAACATTCTTGCTTAGGTAACAAGTCATTGAACCAGAGATAGAACGTGTTCCAGTAACGTGACCAATAGGAACATTTACTAAGCCGATTTCTTCGGGAGTAATAAAAGTAATGTTGTTAGACATTGTAATATTACCGCCTGTAAGAGTTATGTCATAAGAAGCTTCCAGCTCGTTTACGCCGTCGCCATCTGGATCTTGAGTAGTGGGAGCCACTGCAAGAGTTGTAAGACGGTTACGAATAAAGTTAGTAGTGCTAGTGATAGACTCATAGATAGTAGCAGTGGGTAGGCCATTTGCTGTATCATCAGTAATCTGAGAACCCATGCCAGACCAGTTAACCATTGCAATACCATCAATATCAAAATCAATAGAGGCTTCGTTAACTACACAAGCAGCTATTTTATAAGACTTCTTGTTTGCCTCACCAACTACGAAGTAGATGTTTGCAGTACCAAGAGTAGACTTATTTGATTCACTAAAGTCAATATCTAGATCTGTCGCATCGGCTGTGAACTGGTTTGTAAAAGTACTAGAAGCATAAGCTGCAGGACCTGAGAACAGTGCCCATAAAACTTCTTCTACTGCGTGATGGTTTGCTGCAGTGTCTGATGCGCCCGCACCTGAGCCTGCTGAGATGAAAGGACGAACGTAGGTTGAGAAAGACCATTCGGCAGGTGCCAAAGAGTCATTAAACGCACGACGACCACGACGGCTTACGCCACCAACTGATTCCATCTCTGCGAGAGTGATCTCGCTTGAGTTTGTTGCTTGTGAAAATGAGAACCCATCCAATACTGGAATTTCCCATACGTCTGAGCCGATTTCGACATATACTTTCGTGTCGCGACTAAAATATAACTGCTGAGCCATAGTTTTTCTCCTATGTTATCTTGAAAAGAACTGGACGTGAACCTTTGTTCGTGCCAGTATTTTCTAGTAGCGGACCTCTACGAGCATTTCAGCTACTCCTAAGGGGTCCAATACACCTTCGTCAGTGTCAATACTGATGATTGTGATCTGATGTGTATACTGCGTCGCACCTGTGCGATCTGTATACTGTAAACGTGAATTTTCTTCTAGTACGGTCTCTACGTCTTCAAGCAGCTCATCTAGAGCTTCTATAGCGTCTTCACGCTGAACGTAACACCTAAAAGTAACAGATAAAAACCTGTCTTTGTATCCTCCAGTCTGATACTCTCTAGTCTCAGAACCGGCATTTAGGTGAACTGCAGGAAATTCCTCCACTTCATCCCAAAACTTTAAACGAGGAGATACATTTTCTTGTAGATCTGACAGAAAAGGTGGTGCCCCATTTATATCTTTTAACTTCTCTACAAGGGCTGTTATTATTCCTAGTCGTCTTGTTGTATATTGTCTTTCCGACATTAAACTCTCCTAGTGTAGAATCGTGTCATGGCCATCTGTACCGCTATCTCGCGAATAGAGCCATCTATTAGTTTTCGAGGATCGCGCTCTAGGCTACCCTGCTTATTTCCTACTTCAAATGTTCGGTACTTATCGTCATAAGTATATCCAATGCTCGGAAAGCCTTGAGGTGTTTGAGCTATATCTGTAACTCTTGCACTAGAGGCGAGCCTACCTGTTTGAAGGTTTAGGGCGGGACTCTGCATATTCTTTGCTACTGTCTGCGGCAACATAGCGTTAAACTGTGTTATCATCTGTAAAGGGCTCGACGCGGGGCTACGTGATGCGGCAGCTCTTTGCTTAGACTGTCTTCTCTTTTTTAAAGCGGCAGGCAGTGCCGTGCGACCCAAAGAAGAGCTAGATCTTCTTGCTCTCTGTATCTTGGCTTTACTATCTCTACTTGCTGTATTGCTGGTACTATCAGTCTTAGTGCTTTTAGATATTACTACTACGTTTTTTAATCCTTTGAAAGGCTCTAGTATCTCCTGACGAGTCTTTTTAATATATTTCTGTCTCAAAGTATCGGAGCCTTTTAGATTCTCTATCCCCCCTAGTTTTTTTATAGCCTTTTTAATTTGTCGTTGTAAAGTAGCTTTACGAGCTTTTAATTGAATGCCGTCGTCTCTATTAGACCGACCCGCTTCTAGCTCTACAGTATAGGAGTCTAACCGAGCATCTTTAATTATAGTAATATCTACACCTAAGTCACTCATCTGTTTACGAATATCAGGTTCAGACAACGCATCTCCACTCTCGGTATACTTATTAGAGGAGGCTATAACGTCTTCAAAAGCGTCTCTTATAAAGGACTCAATAACACTGCCTCCTGCAGTGTGACCTAGCTGTAGCTCCTTTCCTGCCGCTTCTCTTACTTTACCTGTTTTGGTTTTTATAGATTTAGTTTTAGTTCTGCCCGTGCCCTTATTTACAAACTCTTGTGTATGCAAGTACTCCTGTATAGTAGCAAAGTACTTTTTTAATAAAGGCCTGTATGCGCTGTATACTTTGTGATAAACAGAGTCAGGGTCCCCAAATTTACTATAAACTTTTGTACTAGAAGTAAACGTCATTCGTATCGTATTGCTGCCAACCCATAGCTTTTTATTCTCGGCCTTAATACCTTTTAACTTCTTCTCCAAAGACTTTTTTAACTTGGAAGAGGCTTTATTTATAAAAGCTTTGTCCTTGTTAGATAAAGGGATATCATAACTAGCTATCTGAGTTTTTAACTCTTTTGCTAGTTTAGAAGAATTAAACCTAAAAAGGTGTGCCCTTTTATTCGCATTTTGCCTTCTATAGTCTTGAGAACTTCTATTTAACTCATTATCTAGTTTTGTTAGAAAGTTATGTAGGTCTCTTTTGGCCATTAAAAGTTTTTATACAGATCCAAGACTCGTTTAATATGGTCTGGGAACGCTACGTTATCACGCTGAGAAGAGGTTGAAGTGTTTTGTACACTTGCACCCTGTAAAGTCTGACGAGCCTTGTGCTCATCTTTAAAGTAGTATGTAACTAGGTCAAATACTGCTAGTTTTAAATCTTCGGGGCAAGCTGGGTATCCTGCGAAGTAAGTAACTTGTACTGCGCCAGGTCCTTTAGCCCAATTCTTGTATCCATTAGTACCGTCTGTACGGAAAATACTATCAGTAGCCTCATCAAGGTAGTACTCGTGCTTTGCTGTAGTCAATACAGAATAGGCACTAGAGTACGAAGGTCTCTCTGAGATAGTACTAATGCTAAGTACTGGACCTTCGCTTAGCTGAAGAATATGAGAATCCCATGGAATATTTAAGCTCTCAACCTTAGGAGAGCTGTAGTTGTCGATAATGCTAGTACCACAATAAGTTTTTACTAATTGACTCACAGAAGTTATTAAAAGATTAAGACGCACATCATCCTTGGTACCTTGAATACCCTTTGAATCTTTATAATCTACTAAATCTATTAAGTTTGCCATATTTCTATAAGTCCATTAGTAAAAACTTGGAGGCGAACCCCCAAGTTTTTATTAGCATTAAGCCAGGTCGAGTTTAACAGAAGGACGGTTACCAGCACCGCCTGCAACGAGCTCTTCAAAGCCTAGGGCCTGAGAAGCAACGATTACATTGCGCTGATTGCCGACTTCGTAGTCAGACTCAACAGATACACCACGTAGACGTGGAATAACATAGTTACGAGTGCTAACAGCGAAAGCGATAGCATTACCAGTTGTCTCAGCAGCAAAGCTATCAGAGACGATTACAGGTGAACCGAATACAGAACCGATAGAACCAGTTAGCTTAGTAGCAACGTCAGAACCTACATCAGTAATATCCTGGAAGCCTGCATCTTCGATTAGCTCGAAGTAGCGCGCCTGAGATACAACGTAAGCAATGTCAGATGGGTTAACACCGTACTTACCCATGTCCTTACGCATTCCCATAAGAAGGGCAGCAGTAAGAGGGTTGGACGCTGTGTGAGCACCAGAAGCAGCTGCAGTTGCAAAGCCGTCTAGACCAGTGATAGAACCTGCACCTTGAATAATAGCAGTATCAACAGCGCGAGCGTGAGCACGTGCAACAGAGTCTACTAGCATAGGCATCAAGTTGATCAGAACCTGCTCATCGACATTGTTGTCCATGAAAGTCTGAGAGATCAGACGATAAGCGTTCAAGATTACCTGAGAAGGTTGGAAAGTAGCGGCAGCGCCACCAGGTGTGTCGAGGTTACCAGCAGCAGCAGCACCAGTTTGGAAGGTAGCAGCAGTAACATCAGGCTGGATGGGCATAACAGTAGCAGCGCCATTTACCTGGATTTCACGGAAAGCACCAGCAGTCTTTAGCTCGAGAGTAACTTCCTTCTCGATTTGACGTGCAACTTCCTGATCGATATCACCAGCATTAGTAGCGTAGTCTAGACCAGCTTTTTCCATAACGCCGCGAGCGAAATCAGTGTTCATACCTTTACCAGTCATAGTACCTAACAGGCTAGCGTGCATGAAGTCCTGACCGAACTTAGACAGATCGCCTGAAGCTGAACGGTCGCCGAATACGCGCTTGCTTGTGCGCATGGCTTCGATTTCTGCGTTCTTCTCTTCGAGGTCTTTGCCAAACTTAGCAATTACTTCGTCGATCTTCGCGTCTTTTTCGGTTAACTTAGCTTCTACGTCAGCCATAAGAGCTTCAACGCCAGTCTGGATTCCAGTCTTAACTTTGATGTCTTGTGCTTCGATGAAAGATGCTTCGGCCTGAGCCTTCTCGATTTCAGCTTTATCAGCTGCTTTTTGCTCGGCTTGCTTCATTGCGATTTTAGCAGCTGTATCTTCAGCTACCTTCTTTGCAAAAGCTTCCAAGTCGATGTTTTGATTGTCCATTTTGATCTCCTGATCTGTGGATGTAGTATCCACGCTTTTCGGTGTGTTGTCACTAGCTACATTTGAAGCAATTGCTTCGTCCTTAGCCAGAGACTGACCGGCTAGATCTACACGATTAGTGAAAGTTTTTTTGAATTCTTCGTACTCTGTAGTAGAGTCAAAAGACTTCGCGAGCGAAAAAGTAGCTGCCTGATTACAGGGTACAGATACAACTGATACCTCGAATAACTCAGCGTCCTTAATCATTAGTCCATCGGTTTCTTTGATATAATCAGCGTCCTTGACTCTGAAACCGACAGAAAAGGCTCCAAGAACACCGTCTTTAACAAGTCCAGCTACATTGCCAGGGGCAGATTTGCTGATTTTGCATTCTAACTCTAAACCATTAGGACCGGCTTTCATCCCAGTGGCTCTTCCAATCGGTCTATCATAGTCATGATTAAACAGAATGATTGGATTCTTCTCAAAATTCTTTAGTCCACCTTTCTGCCAAGCCTCGGCTGAAATGGTGTCGCCTGCGCGATCAAAATCAGCAGTACTTGCCATTCCTCTAATCATTATAGACCCGTCATCGGCCTCTAGTGATTTAAAAGTGGATGTAAGATTAAATATTTTATCCATTATTTATCCAGTTTTACTGCCGGAGCAGGCTTGACCGCTGCCTTAGGTGCTGGCTTTGGTACTTTAGGTGCGACAGGCTTTACTGCCTCTTCCTTCTTTTTCTCAGCCATTTTTAGTAAGTCAGGGTGTGCCTTCTTTACCATTTCAATTGCTCGAGAATAGCTTCTACCAACACTACGAACTCCGGAGAAAGAGACGGGCTTATCTGCCGCATCCAAGTACTCCTGTTGATTCATAATCTTGCCTTTCTCTGCGAAGTACATAGCTAAGTCTCTGCAAAGTTTGATTCTTTGGGGTCTAGTTGACATCTTCTTCTCCTTCGGTGGGCCTACCACCTTCACTTGGGTTAACCGCAGAACCAGCGATATTTGCTGGAACTCTAATCTCGTCTGTTCCTTCAACTTCTGGGAAACCTAAACGCTCTCTAGCTTCTGCGGGAGTAATAATACCACCGTTTACTAGTGAAGTATAGTAGCTAGAAGAATCACTTAATTCAGGCTGTAGAGCAGGAATGTTTGTAATGTCTTCTTTTAACTCAAAACCAAAATATCTTTCCATCGCAAAATTCATTTTACGAACGATAGGTAGTATAGTCTCAAGATAATACATACGCATATTTGGGCGAATGTTAGCGTTGTTACCAGAGTCTAACATGATTGGAGGCACTCCGAGCGCCTTCAAAATAATCTTTTCATTGTCTGCGATACTAGTCTGAAAATCCATTTCTTTGAAATTTACATTTGAGATAGAATCTACTTCAATACCGCCGTCTAGAATAAGGGGTCTGCGACCCCCAGCTTCTGGAGCATAGCGAGCCTGCCAAGACATCATCATACGTTCTTTGATCTTCTCTGACAGGGTATTAGGTGACTTCAATACTAAGCCGGGTACTGCGCCGTTCTTGAAGAAGTTGTCTTGGAATTTACGCATCTTCATCATAAGCTGCATAGTACGTAGAGCAGGGCTCAAACGTGGAACACCTCTATAAATAGAGTAAAAGGAGTTCTCTTTAATGTGGATGATTTCGCTAGGCTTGTAGTCTACTAGTTTGTTATAAGTGAACTTCTCAATGTAAGTATCCTTACTAGCATGAATAGCCATTTTAGATGCGGGTAGATGGTACATATGAACACCATCAAAATAGATAAAGATATTGCCGTCTAGAATATAGTCGATAACTAGGTTGCGACGAAACGTGCTGATATCTTGGAAGGGGTTGGGCTCATAGTTGATAAGCAAGTCTACTTTAGCTCGCTTGATGCCCTTAATGATGCTGTTGCCCTTATGTTGACCACCTACAGCAGTAGGGATCTCGGCAACATCATCAACAATAATGTTTACGGCACGGTTTACGATCTCTAGTTCTTCGTATGCGCGCTCGTACTGAAACGTAGGCTCACGAGAGTTCTGAATATCATTACCATAGTATTGCTGTGCAGGATTTAACTTCTCCTGCGCATCAAGTGTCTTCGCTGTAAAAATATTATTATACCAAGCCATGTTTTTCTCTTTGAATCTCTACCCAGCGCATCTGTTTTTTAGCAGTACCTAGGACGGGGTCTTTACCGTAAATTGAGTGCAGTTTTAAGTGATGTGTATGACATAAGGTAACAGTATGGTCATACAGTTCTGCTGCGTGTTCTTCAATAAAGTCATCCCGAAGTGATTGTATATACTCCGGATTGTGTTTGTTCTTTGCGAGCCACTGATTCAACAGGGGCGTTAAACTATAAAAGTGGTGAAAATCAAGCTGTTCCGTCTCTGCGCAAATCTGACAAGAGGTGCCCTTTTCGTACTTAGACTTAGCCTTGTCTCGGACATACTTTACAACATCTCGTTTTAACTTAGGCATTTCCTTTCCTGCTTATGATTTTTCATTAAGGAGAATTATATCTACTTTAAGTTGATTTGTCAATAATTATTTTTGGCTAGGTGTCATTAAAACGTGACGTTTGTGACAATAAATGAATATAGTGCATAACGTATGGCATCCGCCATGTGCGAGGCCATATTGTGTTTCGGCTTTTCCCGTACCAGGTTTGGGTTGGGGTCCCACTGATAGGCATCAAGACAAGTTAGAGACTGCTTAGCTTCTTGGTCTACTAGTAACTTATCGTTATCAATAATGTTAGCAACGTGTCCAATACCATCTAGTACAGACTTCTTAGCGTTGATAGTAGAGATTCCGTAGTTCTGTGCAAAGTCAAAACGTGTCTGCTGTGCGGCGGAGTCAATATAAATATAGTCGATATCCCAACGATCAATAAGTTTCTGAATTTCCATGGCGTGCTGTTCTGTAGTACGTTCTGCATTGAGATATTCGTCTACTAGGTAGAATGTTTCACTATCCCAGTCATAGGCAATTACACACAGTGCAGTAGGGTCTTTATAACCCACGTCTAACCCCGCGAATACATCCATTTTAGAAGTATCGAAGTTAGAGAGGTCTTTTACGTTCTCCTCAAAGTTAAACTTCCAGATCTGACCTTCATAAGTATTAAAGTCGGCTTCATACTCTTGTCTAAACTCAGCGTCAGACATAGACTTCTTTGCCTCATCAATGTCTGATTGAGTCATTCGAGGGTTGTCTCTGTAGGTGGCTCGAATAGATGCCCACTCTGGGAACTGATCAGAGTACCCACGATAGTAAAACTCAGAGAACCAGTTATTTCTTCCTCTGGGGGTGGAGATAAAGATAGCTTTGGAATTAGGTTTGTCTAGCGTAGGGCGTAGTGCAACATTGAAAGCGTCTCTGCCGTCTGCCAGAGCAGCCTCATCAAAGATGATAAGGTCGTAGGAGCGACCAACACAAGAATCAACTTGGTTGACCGAACCCATACGAACAGTAGAGCCGTTAGATATTTCAATTACTTTGTCTTTGGCATTGTCTTTTGTAACTTCCAGATCGAAGTGCTTTATCAAATTTCTTTGCAGGTCGAAAGAAATCTGAGACAAGGAGTAGTTGGGAGACATGATTAGAATATTGGAACCAGGTACTAGAGACACTAGTTGTCCAATGATGTTCGCGATGTAAGTCTTGCCTTGCCGACGGGAGACGGCGGCGCAGACAAAACGATACTTGGGATTGTTTATCGCGTTTATAATTGCTACCTGGGATGGTAGGGGTTCGATTCCCAGCAACTCCAAATAAGGAGGTACGGGGAGTTTTAGAAACCTTGTCTCAGATGATAAATCGTAAATCTGGTCAGAGAGAATATCTCTCCGGCTTATTTCAACTGCCATTTGTTTTGCCTAAATAGTTTATTTTTTTCCTGCATATGCATTGGCACCAAAGAATGCCGAAACTAGTGCAGCTATAGCTACAAAGTAAGTAGGGGCTATATCTCCGATTATCTTTGCAGCAAGGTCTAATCCGAACAAAGAAGTACAGAAAATACCGAAAGGATAAAATAGCATTCCCCAAAGAGCAAACCAGGTCATCTTACGCATTGCATCTCGCTGTGCGTCTTGGTCTTCAAGTTCCTTTCTACGAAACTCCAAATACATTTCTCGTTCTTCGTTGGAGACTTCTCCGTCTCCGTTTGTATCTGCGGGGTGGTACTTGTTATTTTCTACCATTTTACTTTATCTGCCCAGTATGCCGCTGACATTTTGCCTTTAGCTATGTTCTTGGCGTGGCGGGCTTTGAAGCTTTTACGCTTAGCCTTCATGGCTGCTGATTCTCCAGCCTTCGGCTTCCCTGCCGTTTTAGCTCCCTGCTGGCCGAAACGAATAGTCTTAACCTTGGAGCCTACTTTTGCCACAACAATGTGTGACTTCTTAGCATGGCCTGGAGTACGTTTAGCTTTATTGTACTTAGTTACTCCGGCTCTCTTTAATCTTGAATCCTTTTTCTTAGCTTTCCTTTTTGCTGCCATTATATTATCTCTTCTTTCGTCGCATAGTAGCTTTACGCTTCTTTTTAACAAAAGTCTTAACCATAGTAGGTTTACCACCTGAATTTCCTGCTGCTCTTTTACGGCTAATAGCAGACTTCTTCTGTGCTGCAGTCATGCGTGCTGCTTTAGCTTTAGGTACGCACTTTGGGTACTTACCTGGTTTTGCTTTGCTTCTACCACACTTTGCATAACCTCCGCCCTTCTTCGGTCGAGAGATATCTACCCATTCTTCCTTGAACCATTTCTTCAAGCTCATTTCTTAACTCCCATTCGGTACTTTCCGCCTCGGCGTTTGTACTCTTTTACTAGAAATGCGTTTGCATATGCTGACGGGTAGACCTTAAATTTTCTCTTAACTTGAGACTTTACAGCAGAATATAATCTTTTATTTGTTGGAATAGGTTTCTTAGTAGCCGCGCTTTTTCTTCGAGGCTTTTTTCTTTTTACGGCCATGAGTCGCTCCCTTCATTAACTTGCCGTTAGGCATTCTATGGTATCCTTTCGGAGCTTTTTTCTTTACTGCCTTTTTACGTTTACGAGTAGCCATTTTCTATTCTCTACGGGTACCAAATATAGTACACGGCTCCGGCTATGATACTACATCCAACTAGGATACTTAGTATCTCTGTTGCCGTTTTCTTTAGTTCAGCCTTTCTTTTACGTTTCTGGAGTACAGCTGTTAAGTCTGCGTGTTTCTCTTCTGCAATAGACTTACTTTGAATAAACAACATATCATTCCATACATCTCGTGGAATAGACTTCTTAAACTCTTTCTCTTGCTCTCGTAAGGCTTTCTTTGCCCATGCTAGATCAAGTGCTTCTTCCTGAGTAAGTCTGCGAGTACCTTTTGCAGTTTCTTGCTCAATTGTTTTTATAGACTCTTTAGCTTCTGAGTGTGACCCAAAGAAGGATGCTATACCACTAGCATTATCACCCGCTTCTTTGAATGCAGCTATTCCCTCATTAACAGCTTTAAGAGCTCCAATAATCATGGAAACTTCTGCTATCATTACTTAAACTCTCTCCGTGCTTAAACGGATCTTAAAGGACTTAGTCCTTCCAACTCTGCTTAGGTTTCTTCTTTGGCTTAACGGGAGTATCTATAGAAGTAGCTTCTTCGAGCAAGGGTTCAAGAACTTCTTTAAAAGTAGGGGTTGCGTGTGCTTTAGCCTCTTCTTCGCTTTTAAAGCCAACAGTGTCTTTTCCGTCTTCTACAACGTACCAAGTATCTCTTTTTCTATAAATCATAGTATTCTCCTATTGTCCTAATGTAGCGAGAGTTACTATAACTCCGGCTAAAAATAATATAACTGTCATGCCTATATGACTCATGCGTGAGTCCATCTTACCTAGAACAGCATCTATATTGTCGAGACGCTGAAAACTAGTCTTCCAACGCTCTTCGCAATGAACTTCGTGGGTGGCCATCTCTAGCTCTAGTGTGTCTACCTTTCGAGCGGTCTCGAGAAATCTATCAGTCGGGTTGTTCTGTTCCATTGAGTAGTTTTTCCATTAGCTTACCATAATTGCCCTGACCAAAAGGAACCGCCTCATTGATCTGGACATTAGTCTGGTTTCGTATATTTCCACCCTCTGCTTTCTCGAAATCGGCCTGAGCCTTGATCTCGTCCATTCGCATCTTGTGAGCCATTTGTAATAAGTCTGCAAGGTCCTTACTAGAGTATACGCCAGATTCCTGAGCTTCTTCTAGTTTGGACGCAATCATATCGTCAAGCAAAGCACCAATATTATTCTTATTACGGTAGCCCATGTCGAGGTAGACAGTATCAATATACTTCTTAACCTCTCGCTTATTTAGTAAGTCTACGACTTCGGTTTCAGGTACCTGAAGATAATCACATACGCCCCGAATGTTTCCGAATTGTAAATAACAATTAGCGATCTCCAAGCCTTCTGGAGAGATTGTAGTTAGTTCTTTTGCCATGGTTCAAATTATACTCAAAGTGGGTTATGTTGTCAAGGGTTATTTTTCTGTGGTATCTAGTCTGCGTGGCGAGTAAGGAAGTTGACTCGCATCTTCTTAGGTCCAAAATACTCATTCACAATTTCTTTCACCGTCTCAATATCGTACTCTTTACAGCTAAAGACATCGAAGTAGGCTGTACCATCTAATTCCATAAAATGTGCACAGATATTTGAAGTTGTGATCAATTGCATCAGGCTGTACCCTTGTTTCGGGTCTCCTGGAAGCAGATGTTCAATGATTGGTTCTCCAGCAGCTACCATGTCGATGCGTACTACTAGATCTTTAATAAAGTTATAAATTGTATCGTGGTCAGCTATACCCGCGTTGCACCCGCTGCAGTCTAGCATTAAATGATATCCCCAGTATGCGCTCATGAAGGTTCTCCTGGCCACGTTACGTCATCTAAGTGTGTGACGTCTGCGTTGTTCGCAGGAACATCTCGTAGTGCGGTGCGGTATGTTACCCACTCCGCTTTCTTTTCATCCGTGAGAGGGCTATCTGGTAGCACTGCCCAATCAGAAGCAAATAATTTAGCGCCTCTATGCAATCTAATCATGTCTAGTAAAGTCTCTGAGTTAAGAACCCAGGCCTCATCTATCCAATCATAGTAATCTCCTGGCTGCGTAGGTTTTACAAACCACCCGTCTTTCCAATAATGCGTATCAGGACTAATGCCGTCTCCACAGTACTGTAGCGTAAGTCCATCTTGCTCATCTCCTTCACTATAAGGTCTATAGTCTGAGGGGGTGAACAATTGTTTTATATTTCCTGAGCTATCAACCCAAGCTATTCTTATTACCATTTTATACTCCTTTTCTCATTGATAGAAATACTCTATTATCTGTTCCTATACCTATAGTAAATTGTCCTACAGAGATCCATTGTACTGAACGCTCCACAAGTATTTTATAGTTTCCAGCAGACTGTTTAAAATTAAGGACAGGACCCATAAATCCACTCCCTGCAAGGGAGTCGCTAAAAGTTGTAGTATTTACCATGCCATATATATTTGAGTCATGGGTCGAACTGTTATATATAGTATTAGTCGAAGTAGACGTAGGATCAATATATATAGTCTCATGTACTTTTCCTACTACGTTCTCGCTAGTGTACACTACCTTTTGAGGGCTTGAGGTATCAAGAACTTGTAGCCCATACCCTGAAGTTGCTAAAGTGGCTACATCTCTCATATCTCGTACTGTGAACCAATCTATAGGACTATTTGTATTGCTATATATAGTAGTAGGAGTAACTCCTGGATAACTGCCTGCGTATATTTTCTTGCCAGAAGTTGACCAGGCTGTAGTCCCCGCAGGTCTCACAAAAAGAAGAGGATCAAAAGACCCTGAGCCTAAATTCAATGTAACACTATAATACCCACTATTGCTATCCGGAGCTAAAGTACCTGTTGTACCTGATAGATCCACAGCAAATACAGAAGCTTGCTCATCAACTTGTATAAAGCTATTGTCATTTATTACCTGAAATCCGTAACTCATCCTCTCACCGCATAAAATTGAATAGTAACACTTGCAGGTGCTCCGCTTATACTTACCGAGTCTGTTCCAAATGTGAACGTTAGACTTTGATTAGCCCTCCAGCCACTATTTGGCAGAAAATTAGGATTAGTTGTGTTAACTGCATAACAATCAGAGGATGTTGCACCTGGTACTTGTTGATTAACAACGTTACCAGAAGCATTGGTAGTAACGGTATAGTTTCCTAGAAACAAAGATGTTTTGTCTAAAGTTCCTACTCTTAGCTGCCCTGCCGAGTTATAAACTTCTAGTCCATAATCGTTAGCACTTGACTGTCCTACTACGCCCAGACCACCACCCACTGCTGATGCAGTGAGCTGAGATACACTGTTTGAAAGTGTAGCACCATCATCTCCACCACCTACAGCCCAGCCTAGAGCCCAGTAGTAATATGTTACTCCAGCAGTAGCTGAGAAGTTTGAACCTGACTGCCATCCTGCAGGTACTGATCCAGAACCTGAATCTACCCAA